AAGTAGTGGTTGATAGAAATGATATAATAATAATTTCCATAATATTATTATATGCCGTCAAAGAAGCAAAAACGTGAAAACAAAGCAGAACTAAGACAACAAGAACAGTTTGAAGAGAAGAAGGTCCAAGAAGAAGAAATGTTATGGGAAGTGGGGACAAACAAACGCGGTGAGTTAAAATCACAACTTCAAAATGAAAAACATGAAGAAAAGATACGTATGAAACAGGAAACGAAGGAAATGTTGGAAGCAGAGGAAGAATTATTAGGACCGGGGAAGAAATCCAAGTCCAAGAAATTAAAAAACGACGACCTGTCTTTATTAAATCAAGCACTCTCAAGCATGCCCAAGACGAAGGCACAACGGGAGCAGGAAATACTGTTACAAGAAAAGAAAGAACGGAAAAAACAAGAAGACAATCGTTTGTTAGAGAACGAAGAACGAAAACAGCGTGTTCTACAAGAAGAAAAGGAATTAGAACGTAAAAAAATAGTTCAACAAGATGCGTTTTTAAAAATGGAAAAGGATGTTATTGGAACCATTGATGATGCTCTTAGTGTCTTGGAGTCTTCAAATGAAGTAATTCAAAATAAACATGAATTCAAACAATTCTATCATAAACACTTGCCAATATTACAAAATGAAAATCCAAATTTACGCGTCCATCAATATAAAGAACATATTTATAAATTATGGAAACGATCAATTGAAAATCCGAATAATTAAACAAAATCGAAAGATTGTTCCAGATATCTATAATTTAACGCCGACTTTTTGATTTTGTAATACATATAAATGCCATGCTCAAAACAAGCATCACTACTATAAAAAATCCGAAACTTAAAACTATCATTATAGTAACTGCATAAAAGATGTTTTTCAGATAAAATCCCATTTAATTGTCTGCTGAAACGCTTGAGTTTTTTTGTCCCAAAATAGATGCCCTATACGTTACAAAACCGATAATTACGAGAAAACACGATAATAAGATAATTATACCAATCATTATAAATAATATAATTCACGATAAAATAGTGAATTATCTTACAATATTACAGTTGCTTATAGACCCCCGGGAAATCCGACCAGATTGGCACCAATACCGAAACCGGCACCACCACGGGCAGAAGACGCCATTGTAGGTACAAAAACATCAAGTACCGCAAATGTAGCAGCAGCAGTGAGGGCAATTACCATGACCTCCTCTAATTTGAGGGATTGCTTAGGAATAGCATAGGCGGCGATGGCAACCATGAAACCTTCAATTAAGTATTTGAGAGCACGTTTAATAAGTTCGCTAAAGTCAAACATTCCGTCCATGAATATATATTATACATACCGAAAAAAATGTTTTCATAATTATAGATATTCAGGAAAATAACTTAAACAATAGTAGTACTACTAAATATATAATTGCTAAATGAGTGAGTCAGTAGCCTTTGAAAGAAAAACTCTTCCCAATGGAACCCCTAACCCAAAGTATGTAGATGTATTGGATGAGGACGCAGGTATTGCCGGTCAGAAATTTACGTGTATTTCTTTCTTGTCTCCTGACAAGATTTTGGAGAAACGCGAGACCTTTCTATTTAATAAATTTGTAGAGCAATGGGATTTTACTAAATCAATGAACAAGTTCGGTGATTTTATCAATTTTATTTCCTATAAATACAATCTGAATGTAGAAACTGTGTTTAAGGATTATAATGAGTTCTGTAAAGAAGAGCAAGATATGCTACAGAAGAATGGTGTATCCGACGATTACCAGAATTTTTTGGATAAGAATGAGGATAAACTGACTGAGCAGTTTCAGCGTGATCATGCTTTCCAGACTTCAGTTCGTGGTCTAAAGAACCGTGGTAATTTTGCTACTCAGGAAGAGGCTGAACAATTCTGTAAGAAATTGCGTGAAAAGGATCCCAATCACGATATTTTTGTTGCTCCAGTGGGTGTTTGGTTGCCTTGGGATCCAAATGCTTACAAGACTGGTCGCGTAGAGTTCATGGAGGAGGAATTGAACAAACTGCATCAAGAGAAAATTAATAATGAGACAAAGGCAAAAGAGGAGTTTGATAAGCGCGTTAAAGAGACGAAACAGAAGGCAATTAAGGAGAATATTGAAAAGGCAGAGAAGTCCGGAAATAAACTAACTCAAACTATTACTGAGGATGGACAACTCATTGGAGTAAAGGACACTGTTGATTTTGAGAGTCGTGATGTTGCCGATGAGGAGGGGCGCAAGAAGCACGAAGACGAGGTCATGGAGAATGCGAAAGAAGTTAGTGCGGCTAGCATCAGTGACGAATTTTCGAGTGAATCCCAAAAGGAGGATTAAGTAATCTATAGATACGTATAATTATAATTTTGTATATTATAATTATTTTTGCAAGTTTTATTACATACAATTTACCATTTACTGGTTGTTTTTTTCACTGTTACTTGTTGTCCAGTATTACGTCTTTTTGCCTTAGATGGATCATATGCTTCATCTTCATCATCGGAACCCATGCTTTTTGAAATGTCCCAAAACTCTTTGGATCCTAATTTGAAATCTGGACGACCTTCAGCTTTGTACCAAAAAATTTGGTCATATAATTTATTGGATTTTGCGTTATTATTAATTACCAAACATTCGTAGTTTTCAGTAGTTTGGTCCATAACCGACGAAAATGATTCTAATGTTGGAAACATAGATGCGTAATTTTCCCAAATGCGTTTTCGATTGGTCATATAGGGCTCACGTAAAATAAATACATAGTCAATGTTTGTACGTAAATTGGGAGGTATGCCTAAAGGATATTGCATCGTAATAATTAACATAACTTTCCAATGTCGTCCGTTCATAAAAAGCAACCGCATCATTTTATCACGAGTCCATGACTGATCGTATAAACAATCATCCAAGATAACAAAGGTTCTTGGATCAATAGTGGATTTTTTATACAGTTCTATATCTTTGTTCATTTGCTTTAATACTGCTTTTTGTCTTCTTAATACATTCTCTATTAAAATTGTATTGTATTCTTCGTGTATAAATAATTTAGGAACGTGTTTGTTATAAAAACCATTGCCTGCTTCTGTTCCTGATATGACAGTTCCTATAGGAATATCTTGATGATGATATAATAAATCTCGAACTAAGAAAGATTTACCTGTATCTCTTCGTCCAATCATCACAATTACGGGACCCTTATTTTCATCAGGCTTGAAGGTAATCCATCTCATATCGAATTTTTTTAGTTCTAATGTCATTGTTTATGTTATAAATAATCTGTGATATTTAATTTATCTAAAAAATACGACTATTACACGTTTATTTATCTCGAAAATTCTATTGATACACCTTATATGTCTAAATTTAAACTTCATTATAAGAAACATTCATCTATTGAATTATCACTTTTAGGAAAACAATACAATGAATTGAATGAAGAAGACGCTACATATAATCCATATTCCATTCATAATCTGCAACATTATCAACCTCTCTATAAAGTGTTCTTTGAAATGAATCAAAAAAATTCGGAGATTCTATCATTTAATCACAAATATCACATGGTTGGATTAAACCAAGTCCAAGAAAATGAGGGAAAAACTATGGATAAACCCATATTTAATAAATTTTCACCTCTCTTGGACCCTTATCGATATATGATTGGTAAATATGAGATAGATGATCCAAGAAATACTACATTACCCTCTCTAGAAAGTACTCTTGAACAATGTAATCAAAAGTTGCTAAGTTATCACAACGCATCCTATATTGACGGGTTTTTTTGTTTTCTAACGAGTATTGTTTTAAATCATCATCATATTAAACACGGTCTCGATTATTATGGATCTTATTTAGGTATTCAAGAAAAGTTTCGCGTGAATATTGCCGATGATTTAGAATATTTACGAAATTCGTCTTTTTTTAACGAACAAATCGGTAAATTATTTTATATTGAAGATCGCGAAAACAGTTCGTCGTTTCAACTATTTCCAGTTCTTGGAAATTCGCGCAAAAATAAGCAAAAATTAGATATTGGCAATGAAGAATTGAATATAGAATGTGATGATTTATCTCTTATTGCTGATGATAACGAATATGTCCAAGAATCCACAGATTTAGAAACGATTTATAGTAAATCTTCGAAAAATTCCTCTATTTCTAGCATGTCAACTGATTCAAATAGTGAATTAAATTATAGTTCAGAAGAAGAAAGTATTCATAGTGAGGACAGTCAGGAAAGTGAGGACAGTCAGGAAAGTGAGAACAGTGAGGATAGTGAGAACAGTGAGGATAGTGAGGACGAAGAATTATTCGCATATATTCATAATTTTCCTATACAAATGATATCAATGGAGAAATGTCATGGTACGCTAGATGATTTATTCGCAGATGATAAAGTGGATGAAAAATCCGGAGCAAGTATTTTATTTCAAATAGTGATGATTTTACTAATTTATCAGAAAATGTATTCTTTTACACATAATGATTTACATACAAATAATATCATGTATATCGAAACAGACGAGGAATTTTTACATTATACATACG